TAGGAATGGACTGGGGTTTTACGAATGATCCGACTGCTCTTTGTGCGGTTTGGAAAGATGGCGAGCATTTGTATATTGAGGAGTTACTCTACGAACGAGGCTTAACAAACCAAGACATCGGGGCGAGGTTGAAGGATATGGCTATCGGCAGAACGATGGAGATAATCGCAGACAGCGCAGAGCCTAAGTCAATAGAGGAAGTGCATAGAATGGGTTTCAATATCCACGGAGCAAACAAGGGCAAGGATTCAATACAAAACTCCATTGATATTTTAAAGCGTTACAAGCTGCACGTTTTGCGTGGTTCGGTCAATCTTATTAAGGAACTAAACTTGTATAAGTGGAAGCAAGATAAGAACGGCAACCCATTAAATGAGCCAGTTGATTTCAATAATCACATCGTAGATTCGCTTAGATATGTGGCACTCAATAAATTAAAAGTTGCTAACTCAGGAAAATATTTTATATTGCAAGCCTAAACGACAACGAGATGAAACCAGCATCATACTATTACACTAAAGAAAAAGCAAGGGAAGTGCTTGCTAAAAACACCGCTCGCATAAAGTGGGATGAACCTGATAAGATTGCAATTTGCGACATAGCAGGGCGTGACCACATTACTCTCGTACAACTGATTTGCGTAGCTTACAACCTAAAGCCGAACGAATGAAGCTGCTGACTTTCTATTCCGACTCACACTTTGAGATGTACGCAAGGTATTTTCTGCCTTCTTATCGGGAGCATTTGTCGCATCACCAGTTAATAGCAAAGCGGATAGACCAGCTTTCACCGAGCGGAGAATATGAAGCCGAAGGCTTTGACTTGACGATGCTGGAGAAGATTGATTTTATAATTGAAAACATTGACCTATCAGGCGAGCCGTTTATCTACTCCGACTGCGATGTGCAGTTCTTTGGGGAGGTAAGCCACGACCTTCAGGATAATGATATTCTATTTCAAAACGATTACCTTGCACGGAATTACTGCGCTGGGTTCTTTATCGCAAAGCAAAACCAAGCCGTGTTGGATTTCTTTGTCAGGGTTAAAAAGACATTTATTGCCACGATGAACGGAGTGATACACGACCAAAACATCATCAATGATTTGCTGCGTAACGGCTACCCCATTGCAGCAGATATGCTGCCAGCCAATAAGTACTGGACTGCTGCCTTTGCGACTGATGGTGCGCTGTGGAATGGTCAGCAAATAGAAGTGCCTGAAAGTATAGTGATGCACCACGCTAACTTTACAATCGGAATAGAGAACAAGATTGCACTATTAGAACAAGTAAAAAACAAACGATGAAAGCGCAGACCTTTATTTTCGTACACGACCAGCAGATAGTATTGGACTACATTCAGGCTGGCAAGTTTGACCAACTGCCTGACGTACGCTATGTGTTTTTAGGACAGCGACCTATTAACTTATTAGACCAGTATGTCGGAGAAAAGAAAGTTATCGTAGCGAGAAACCTACCTGATAACATCGAACACCTACCGAACTTAGTGGCTTGGACTGGCTGGTATGCAGTAGCACGAAACGGACTGATAACAGCCGAGGTGGTTAATCTATTTGAGTATGACATCAATCTAACTGATTGGAAACAACCAATGACCTCCTGCGCTTACTTTTGGCATCCCTACGCAGATAATACTTGGTGGAACTACAACAACATAAAGAGCGAACTAAGGAGATTGGAAGTATCGGTCAGCAATGACCCTTTGCCAATGACATCCAATTATACGCTCTTTATTGATAAGATTCATCCCTTTATTAATACATTAATGGCAAGCGACTTAGATGCAGAGCATCCGCAGGCTGGTCACATTATTGAACGATATTGCAGCGCATACTTTCATTTCAAGGTCACGGCTGCTGGAGGACTGCATCATTTTTACGCAGACAGCCACGGCACGCAAGGCAGAGGGCAGGGGTATGAAGGCATCAAATCAAAGCTACTATGAAATACCCAGCGCAGTCGGACTACCTTGACAACCTATTGATTGAAATGGGATTGATGGGCATCAACGAAAATGGAGGCACGGACAAAGCAACGGATCATTCTTATACCGGAATGTATGAGGAAATCTTTACTCCATTCTTTTCTAAAAAAGTTGACATTTTAGAGATAGGCATTTATCACGGTGGCTCTTTGGCTTTGTGGTCACACGCTTTCGAGGATGCCAATATAACTGGCTGCGATATAAGCGACCAAATCAAAGATGGCGCAAGGAAGTATTTCGAGAACGTCAAGCTAATCTTTGGGGATGCATACGCACCAAAGACAATAGAGGCTACCTTTGACATTATCATTGACGATGGGCCACATACGTTTGAGTCGTTTGTTTCTTGCTTGGATTTGTACGTTCCGAGATTAAACGAAAATGGGATATTAATCATTGAGGACATCAAAAGTATGGAACAAGCGCAGCACTTATCCGAGTATCATAAAAACTCGGAGATAGTTGACCACCGAAACTATAAAGGAAGATTTGACGATATTTGCCTAATTGTAAGAAAATGAAATTCACATCCCTAACAATCGACCAATTCCAGCGCATCGCAGCCATTGAGGCTACTGGTGACGAGCAAATCAAGAAAGTGGCTATCGTTGCAGTCCTGAAAGGGATTAGCTTAGACGAAGCAAAACAGCTACCTATGACCGAGGTGGGCAAGGCGTACAAGGCAATCGAAGATGAAATGAAGGATTTGCCCAAGTTGCAATATAAGGAAACCTTTACCCTAAACAAAAAGCGGTATAAACTTTCTTTGTTTACCGATTCTTTAACGGCTGGTCAGCTAATTGAGATGATGTCATATGAGATGGCAGACGAGTACCAAGTGATTCAAAACCTCAACAAGATAATGGCTACGCTTGCGAGAGAACGAAAGTGGTTTAGGACTTTACCTTACGATGGGGCAAAGCATGGAGAGAGAGCCGAGGAGTTCAAGCAGCTTACAATGCAAGAAGTGTGGGGTGCTGTTAGTTTTTTCTTGTTAGCCTCCGAGGGATTTATAACGATTATGAAGGATTATTCGGAGGCGGTGCTGAGGACGATGGACAAGGAGTTAACCTCGCTAAGAAATACGGCTGGATAGTAGTCGTGGACTCTTTGGCAATGGGTGACGTTCTTAAATGGGATGCCATCTTTAATTTGAACGCTCGCCAGTTTCTTAACTACGTTCAATATTACTCGGACAAGAAAGAGGTCGAAGCAATGAAAAGCCAATAAAACCGAGTCCATACATTTAGTGGTAATGGACAAGCTGTTTCAAATCGAATCTATTCAAGGGACTGATTTTATCGGTCTTGATGTAGCGCAGCTTACTGGCGTTAAAAAGGTGCTGGGAGAGTTTGCCAAAAAGGTTGTAGAGAATGCGCAAAAGAACTTAGACAAAGGCGGTCGCTTCGGTCAGTATAACGCTACCTTTAACCTACGCCAATCTATTGACCCATCACAAGTCAGAGAGGAAGGCAACGGATACACCGTTGAAATCACGATGGCTGACTATTGGAAGTTTCTCAACGAAGGTGTATTAGGCAAGAAGTCAGGATTAAAGGCGCAAGGCAGTCCATTTCAATACGGCAAAAACGCACCTATCCCGACAAGGGCAGGTATTGAAAAGTGGATTCAGGACAAATCAATAGTTCCCGATGATGGCGGTTCACGCAAGGGATTGGCTTACGTTATCCGCAGAAGCATTATTAATACCGGTACACCCCGAACTCTTTTCTTTGACAAGGCATTACCCGAATCACTTATGAAAGCACTAACCGAAGATGTAGCCGAAGCCTTCGGCAAGTCCATTTCTATCTCTATAAAAATATGATAACTATTATCTCACAGCCGAGCGTATCACTAAGCGCAGACAACGCTTTATTTGTTGTTTCAGGCAGTAACTTTGCAAGCGGTAACTACCGTTACGTTGCAGATGTAAGCGGAACGACTTTACTTAGCCGACTGAAGTGCGACAAGCTACCAAACGACCAAGGCTTTTTTAATGTGGCGAGGGTTATCGAAACGCTTGTTCCTATCACAAAGCCAGCGGTTACATTTTATCAAGACCCGTTAATTGCCAGCACATATCAGGTAGGTTTTAAAGAGGAGTACGGCACACCACCAGTAGTAGCTACTGGCTCAACAACAGCAAGCGGTATCGTATTCCAAGGCTACAAGAGGCAATGGGAAGATTTCGTTTCAAGCGGTTATTACACATCAGGCAGCACAGCCAAGATACTATCAAAGCAACCAACAAAGAGAAAGATAAGAATAGGAGAGAACGACTTTGCCAGCGTGTTGTTTCACATAGTAACTGGCTCGCCAAGCTACCGAGTAACAATCACCGCACCTGCACGCACTTTTTCAGTTAGTGGTTCAGTTACTACTGACGAACTCAACGGAATGTTTAACACGGGTCTTGCTGGCATCTACTCTTTGACAAGCGGTCAAACCTCCGATGGGCAGGTAGGCAGCTACTTGATGGCAGGGATAAGCAGCTACACGGCTACAATTGAATACGTGCATTCCAGCGACACGGATTATTACAGCGAAGGCAGAACAACCGAAGCCTACACGATCGAGTACGAAGTAGAAAGCTGCGAGCGGTTTGTACCGCAAAGGCTCTTTTTCAAGAACTCGTTAGGTGGCTTTGATGGCTATACCTTTACGATGAAAAACCGCAAGACTGGAAATATGACCAAGCAGACCTTCGGTAAGAACCAAAACATCTACGGCACAAAGGTAGCCGAAACGATTTACTCAGGGCAGTTTGAGGAAACCTTAACGCTAAACAGCGATTGGCTTATAGATGCTAACTGGATGAGCGAGTTGATTTACTCACCGCAAGTCTATCTGCAAATCGGTTCGGAGTTGGTAGAGGCAATCGTCAATACCTCATCATTCACCTTCCACACAAGACCGCAGGACAAGTTACAACAGCTTCAAGTCGAAGTTAAGATAGCCTATAAAAACAGCGTGATATGAGTACGTTAATCATTTATCCGCTTGACGATGACAACGTAGAAGTGCCGTATGTTTTGGACTGCGATGAGGTAGATATCAGCCTAACCTTTTCCGTTCAAGACATTCAAGATGTAACCAAAAGGAGGGGTTCGTTTAGCAAGACAATCACCCTTCCCGGTACTGGTGCGAACAACCAAGCCTTCGGTCACGCTTATAATATCCAATCGTTTGTCGGTGGCTTTACCCCGAATAAAAGAATTAGGTGTACGCTATGGAACGAGGGCATCCAAACCTTTACGGGTACTTTGCAGCTTCTTAGTATAACCAAGATGAATGAGCAAATCAACTACGAGGTGGGAATATACTCGGAGGAGATAGCTTTTTTCAGGCAGATTAACGAAACGAAGTTAGCAGCTACCGTTGGAGTGAGTGGCTTTAATCACACGGTATCAGGTGCATCAGTAGTTAGCGGAACGTGGGTAGCACCAGCAGGAAGCGGTTACGTTTACGGCTTCTTAGATGGCTACGGATATACTGATGTTGTTCCTTCTGCTTTAAGTTTCTTTGGCATTTCTTTGCTTATCCCCTACATTCAGCTTGTGCCATCGTTTTACGTCAAGCAAATGGTGGATTTAATATTTGCTCAAAGTGGGTATCGGTACGAATCTGCTTTTTTTAACACAGCTAATTTTAAAAAGCTGGTTATTCCTTACGCTGGCGGTGCGATGTTGCAGAATGATTTAAGCGGTGAAAACAGTATAATGGAAGGCAAAGAGTTAACTGGTGGAGAGCCTGGTGCTGCTAATTGGACAAACATAACAAGCAATTTTTGGAGTGGAGTATTCCCATTTGACACGGTTATTACCGACCCACAAGGGTATTGGGATGATACCACTTATCAATTTACAAACGTAGCATTTTACAGCACTTGGACTGCAAACTATGAATTTACTTTAAAAAACTTAGAAAATAGAGTTGTAAAAATTGGCTTTGCTATTTGCGATTCGAGTACTGGATTGCCAATAAACGAAACTTTATTAAATACGGTAGTTGATTGGATTCAACCATTACAAACTAAAAAGTTTCAATTTCAAGGAGTAGTAAGGTTAGAGCCAAATCAAGTCATAGATTTACGCGCCTTTTATATAGATGATTTAAGTGACTACCCAATACAAATAGAAGCAAAGTCTAAAATCACAATGATTTGCACCGAGAGTGCAGGCGCAAACTTAGCTGCTGATATGGTTCGTGCTTTACCTCCCGACATTACGCAAGCCGATTTGTTGAGCGACTTGCAAAAGATGTTTAACCTTTACTTTTATCAATCTCCTACCGACCCCGACCTTATTTACATTGAGCCGTTTAATACATTTTATACAAGCGGTAGCGTTGATTGGACAATGAAGGTTGACAATACCGACAAGCACCTTTTGCAGATGGGTGATCCACAGGCACGAAAGCAAATCACTTTTAAATACAAAGATTCGGGAGATGCTTTGGGCAAGTTGTACAATGACACCTTTTCGGAGGGTTACGGCTCTCGGATATTTGAAACTGACAACTACTACGCCAAAGGCGAGCAAGTGGTGGAAACCAAATGTGCTACGGTTATTCCTGCTTCTTTTCGTTCGGGATTGCCTATCGGTAGGACTTTCGATATAGATTCAAACAACAAGCCAAAGGAAAGGGCGACTGGCTATCGAATAGCGCAATTCAATTATGTAGCTATTCCATCTTCGGCTGCGTGGTCAATGCTTTTAGATTATACACCAACCTTTGCGCAGTTTACATCATTGCCTTTAATTGCTCATATTGACAACCCCTATGCACCAACCTTTGACCTTGCTTTCGGGATGCCAAAGAATCTTTACTTTAAAGTGATTGATGGTGCTGGTTTTAAGGACTACGATAATAGAAACCTATTTAACACCTTTTGGCTGAACTACATTAAGGAAACCACATCAAAGGAATCCTTGCAAATTGAAGTACCGGTAATACTTGACCCAGTTGATATTTACCAGCTTGACTTTAGAAAGCCGATATATATTGAGGGCATCCTCTTTAGATTGCTTGAAGTCAGAGATTACACCATCGGAGGCTCTCAAAAATGCACAGCAATCCTTCGCAGAATCCTTAATCTTGCACAACCATCCACGGGAGCAGTTGAAGTTAACACCTTCTTTGACTCGTCTACTTTAGTCCTTGGCGAAATGAAACCACAAATTGTAACCCCTAACAATATTCAGTAATGGCAGACGTACAAAAGGAAATAGCACTAAAGGTCACGACTGATACCAGTCAAACCACAAGCGCATTTAAATCAACCAAGCAAGAACTGCGAGAAACGCAGAAGGCAATGGTTGACTTGGCGTTGGCTGGCAAACAAGGCTCGGAGGAGTTTAAGCGTTTAGAGCAGCGCGCTGGTGTTATCAAAGATACCATCGGGGATATGGGGCAGCGTGTTAATAACTTAGCCAATGACACGCCTAAACTTGAATTGTTAACCCAAGCAGCTACGGGTATTGCTGGTGGCTTTGCTATTGCCCAAGGCGCAGCAGCGTTGTTCGGTGATGAGAATGAAGATGTGCAGAAGGCTATCTTGAAAACGCAAGCAGCAATGTCTTTGCTTAATGGCGTGCAGTCTATTGCCAATGTGTTAAATAAAGATGCTGCCTTGGGTGATATGGTTGCAGCCAAAGCCAAAGGGGCATTCACAGCAGCCGTAGGCGCATCAACTGGCGCACTAAAACTATTCCGATTGGCATTAATTGCTACTGGTGTAGGCGCTGCCGTTGTAGCCGTTGGAATGCTTGTCGCTAATTGGGGTAAACTTACAAAGGCTGTTACCGACTTTGTTAGCGGTTCGCCGATGCTTACAAAAGTCATTGGATATATCTCGGATGGCTTTACCAAGTTAGGCAGAGCAATTGGCGTAATACCAAGCGAATCAGAAGCAGCGACCAAACAAATGATTGCTGACTTAGAAAAGCAACAAAAGCTATTAGAGGCAGCAGGCGCAAACACTACATTCATTGAAAAGCGTTTGGCTGAATTACGCATTCAGTTAGCCAAAGAAACTGGCGAAGGATTAGCAGAAGCCGAGGAGGAATTAACTTTAGTTGTAGCTGCCCAAGAAGCCAAGCGAATTGAATCTGCAAAAGAAGCTGCAAAGAAACGTGCGGAAATTGAAAAGGCTGCAATCGAAAAATCAAAAGCAGAACGCCTAAAGGCAGCCGAGGATCAAAAGGCAGTTGACCAAATAGCCATAGATGCAGAGGATGAAAAAGTAACTAAAGCACGAGAGGCAGCGCAAGAACTGGCTTCCATTCAAAACGAGATACGCAGAAGCAGGCTGACCGACTACCAAAGAGAGCAAGAAGATTTCCTTTTGCAGCGAGCGCAGATGCTGGAGTTAATGCGCACGTCAGGTGCTTCTGAAATAGAATTGCAGTTGTTTGCTCAAAATACGGCACGCATGACGCAGATAATGGATTCCGATAGGGAGTTAGAAATACTTAAGGAAACCGAAGAAAAAAAGCGTGCAACTCGTCAAGCGGTAATAAACAAAACTGCTCAAATGACGATGGATTCATTGAGCGCATTAAACGCATTATACACATCAAGTTTAGGACAAAGCGAAAAAGACCAAAGGAGAGCGTTTGAAGCAAACAAAAAGTTTAGCATAGCACAAGCGTTAATATCCACCTTTCTTGCTGTAAACAACGCCTTAACTGCTGGTGGCAACGCACTTAAGTTAGCAAGTGGTGCGCAGTTTGTAGAAGCTGGTATTGCTTTGACTGCTGGCTTGGCTAACGTAATAAAGATTAGGAAAACAACATTCCAAAGCACAAGCGCACCAAGTAGTTCAAGCGTAAGCGCACCTGCTGCTGGAGGCGGAGGCGGTCAATTACCTCCTGCTGCTTTCAATCCCAACTCAACAGCTACAAACCCAACTGGACAGCCGAACCCAATGGGGGCAGGTCAGCAGCCGTTGAGGGCGTATGTATTAGATAGAGATATCGAAAGTTCATCAAGCAGAAGAAATATGTTGAGGGACTTTGCAGGAATTTAATTATATTAGCGTTTCATAATTTAGGTTTGACCCCGTGCCGAGATGTACGGGGTTTTTGCATACTTAGCCTTTCTCTACATTTTAAGGCATGGAGTTACCCCTTTACAAACTGACAATAGACGAGGAAAGCGAGGGCGTTGATTACGTTGCGCTGACCGATATGCCAGCAATCGAAAGAAACTTTCAGGCATTCTCACAAAAGCAAAGGTTCAAAGAATCCGCTAAAAGAGTTATATCAGGAGCGTTGATGTTAGCCGATGTGCCTATCTACCGAAACGATTCAAAGATGGGCGAGTACATGGTTGTCTTTGATAAGGACACCGTGTATAAAATCGTGCAGAAGTTCTTTAAGCAGAACGCTACCCAAAACGTAAACGCCTATCACCAAACGCCAATTGAAGGCGTGTTTATGTTTGAGTCTTACATCATAGACCGAGAGCGTGGAATCAACCCACCAAAAGGCTTTGAGGATGTAACCGATGGAAGCTGGTTTGGTTCTTATAAAGTAGACAACAACGAGGTATGGGATGCCTTTGTGACTACTGGGAAATTCAAAGGCTTTTCCGTTGAGGGTATGTTTGGGATGGAGAAAGTAGAAGATGCCATCGAAGTAGAGATGCACCGCCTTGAAAAGGCAATAGACCTTTTTTGCAAACAATTTAAACTTTAATATTTATAAGCAATGAACATCCTTGAAAAATTGCAAACACTAAGAGCAGCTTTCGAGCAAGCCTCTTTGAAATTCGCTGACTATATGTTGGGCGAATTGACTGTGCGTATCGAAGGAGAACCAGTAGTAGGTACTGCTGTAACTCTTTTAGATGCCGATGGAAACCCCCTCGATGCAACGGGCGAACACGTAATTCCCGAATTGGGAACTATCGTTGTTTCAAACGGAGTAATCGAATCAATCACACCTTTAGTGGTTGAAGCTGAAGAAGTACCAGCAGAAGCGGTTGAAGAAATCGTTTCCGTGGTAGAAGCAATTGCACCTGAAGCACCAGCCGAAGTGGTAGCTGCTATTTCAACCGAAGTAGTTGGCGAGATCATGGAGAAGCTGGATGAAATGGCGAGCGAACTTGTTGAGTTGAAAAAGAAAATGATGGCTGGACAAGAGCGTGAGAAGTCAATGTTTGCACTTATCGAAGCACTTGCAGAAGAACCAACCGTAAAAGAGCAGAAAGTAATGTTCGGTCAGTTCAAAAAAGACGAAGTAGGCAACCTAAACAAAGTTGCATCAATCCTTAAAAACTTAAAAACTAAATAATCATGGCATACAATTTTGGCAACTTAGCCGTTTACACCGAGCAGCAGTCACTTCCGTTAATCGTGAAGTCATTGTTCAGCGCAAAGAGCGCATCTATTTTGACACCAATGACTGGTATCAAATCTTCTAAGTCAGTTAACCTTATGGACACCGATGCGGTATTCCAAAGCGGTGACAACTGCGGTTTTACAGCTTCAGGTACAACTACCTTCAGCAACCGTAGCTTGACCGTTGGTCGCATCAAAGTGAACGAGGCTATCTGCCCTAAGAAACTTGAGGAGTATTGGATGCAAACGCAGCTTCCTATTGGCAGCCGTTACACATCTATTCCTTTCGAGCAGCAGTACGCAGAGTTGAAAGCTGGTAAGACAGCCGAGCAAATCGAAACTGCTATTTGGCAGGGCGATACCGCTTCAGGTAACACTAACGCAAACACGAACAAGTTTGATGGTTTCATCAAATTAATCAACGCTGCTTCAGGTTCTACCGTATCAGGTAACACTGGTGCTGTTTCAGGTATCACCAACACTAACGCTTTCGCAGTAATGCAGGGCGTTTACAACCAAATCCCTACAACTATCCTTGACAAAGAGGATTTGAAAATCGTATGCGGTTGGGACACATTCCGTAAGCTGGTTGCTAACTTGACTAACTTGAACCTTTTCCATTACAACCCAAGTGTTGATGCAGCAGGCGAAGTGGTTCTTCCAGGTACTAACGTAACCGTAGTAGCTTTGAATGGCTTGAACGGAACAAACCGCATCTTCGCTATGCGTCTTAGCAATATGTTCTTCGGAACGGATTTGTTGAACGAGGACGAGCGTTTTGAAATCTTCTTCGCAAAAGAAGCTGACGAGGTGCGTTACGTTGCCGAGTTCAAAGCTGGTGTTCAGTTTGCATACGCAACTGAAATCGTAAACTTTATCTTAGCCTAATTCAATGGGGAGGGTAACACCTCCCCTTTACTAACCTCTAAATAATATAAATATGAGTTGTGCATTAACCGCTGGTTATTCATTAGGCTGCCGAGATTCAGTCGGTGGCATCAAAGAGGTTCGTTTTATTGAATTCGCTAACGTAACTGGTATCACCGCTACAAGTGGATTTGTCGTTTCAGGCATTACTACTTCAGGTTCTACTAAGTTTTGGAAGTACGATTTAACCAAGCAAACCTCGCAATTTACCGAAACCATCACCCCTTCGATGGAGAACGGTACGATTTTCTACCAACAAGACCTGCAAATCGTCTTGAATAAAATGACCGCTGCCCTTCGCAATCAGTTGCGTTTGTTAGGTCAAAATAGACTGATGGCAATCGTTCTTGACCGCAATGGCGTGTACTGGTTGTTAGGTTCTTTGAACGGCTTAGAACTAAGCGCAGGAACTGGTCAGAGTGGTACTGCCTTTGGTGACCGTAACGGCTTTGATGTTACCTTCACAGGTATGGAAGAGCAGCCAATGCGTGAGGTGCAATCAAGCATCATCGCTGCGTTGACTAACTAATACTGCTTCGTTGTCGTTAATGAGCAGGGGCGCATCCTACGGGTGCGCCTTTTTTTGTGTTTATACATTTACTACTAAACGACAATGAAAATAGCATTAATCCACAACATCCAATCTACGGGTTCGGCACTCTACCGACTTGAACTCCCCCACGCTCACTTAGATGCAGCGTACAAAGGTCTGACATTTTATTCCGCACCTGACCCCTTTAGAATCTCCGATGAATCCTTCGAGCAGATGGACATCGTTTTAGTCAGTAGGATGTGGGGCGAAACGCCCGAACAAATTAAATGGCTTCGGGATAAATGTACCCAGTTTAATGTGACTTTAATTCTCGACCTTGACGATTATTGGGTATTAGAATCAGGTCACCCGATGTATTCTATTTATAGAGAAAGGAATATATCTAATATGATTCGTGACCACATTAGAGCAGTTGACCACGTTATCTGCACGAATGCCTATCTAAAGGAAAAGGTGTCAATTTTAAACCCTCAAGTATCAATAATTCCGAATTGCACCTATTCTGGTTACGAGCAGTACAAGATTAAACCAGACCCAAGTGAGTTCGTTAGATTCGGCTGGTTTGGTGGCGCACAGCATTTTGAGGACATTATCTTAATGGAATCGGGTATGGGCATCCTTGCAGACGATCGTTCGTTGAACGGCTTGTATCGGCTTTATTTAGGAGGCTGGAACGAGAACCCAATGTACGAAGCGTATGAGAGAATCTTCACTGGTAACGGCAAGCAAGACAACTACGGCAGAATCCAAGCAGCGGACATTTACTCTTATGTGGGTGGGTATAACTTTGTGGATGTATGTTTAGCACCTTTACGAGATACGACCTTTAATAGATGCAAGAGTGAGTTAAAATTAGTCGAAGCTGGCACGATGGGTAAGGCTATTATTGCTTCCGATGTTTACCCCTACAACACTATAATCGACCACGGAGTAAATGGCTTATTGGTTCGGGAGGCACGAAGTAAAGATTGGCACAAGCACATGAAAACCTTGATACACGAAAAGGACTTGCGTTTAGCCTTGGCAGCCAATTTAAAAGAAACAATCGAAACGGAATTTAACATAGATTTTTGGGGCGCAAAGAGGATGGATTTGTATCATTCGCTTCGGTGATACATTTACCTTTAAGATGCTTTACCTACTATCTAACCAGTCGAATGAAATCGTAGTCACTTGGAGCGAGCGATGCACGACTACATTCCCCTTTGATGCCGTGGCAGCCTATCAGCTACGCTGCAAACAAGATGGTGCGTTTCCTGCTGAATCAAATTGCATTATAGATACTTATGCCAAGCTGCTGTTTATCCCTACTACTTTCGAGTTTGAGTTGAGGTCAATGGCAACAGCCGAAACTACATCATTTAGCATTTTACGCTCGTCTAACCAATCTCAAGGCTTAAGCCGTTACGACAAGTTTAGTATTTCAGTCGGGGATTTATCCAAAGGTCAATATACCTACACAGCCTACGAGGGAGATATTTCTTTAGTAGAAACTGGGCTTGCTTATATACAAATGGGTGAGCAAGCCTTTGTGAGCGCAACCAATACAATTACTTACGCAGAGCCATCGACTGGCACGTTTGATAACACCTTTGACTATACCTTTAACTAATGGGACAACTTTTAACCGATGCGCTTGTCATCAAAAACGAA